GTGGTTTCGTCATATTCTTCCCAACGTTCCATTTCGTAACTAGAAAATGGTCTTGCATTTAATATACCAATATTCTCAGCAATATCTAATTTTAAAAAGAAATCACCATATTTGGTCATATTACGAATCCAAGTCCATAAATTAAAATCGATATTCAATATATCATAGAATAGATTATAAAGAATTTTTTGGATTTGTGTATTATTTGCACGGATAGTTAATATGTCACCAAATTGATCGGCTAATGTAGATTCATCTGAGTATATATCTAATGCTGATGATATAATAGGATCTTTATCCATCATTTCATAATCAGCATATAATTGCAAACGATTTTGATGCATATAGTAGTTAGAATCATAACCACCCATACCACCAACACGATGTTTATTTGCACCGTGCAATCTTGTATATCTGTCTGCTACCTTGCTCGAAGACAAGTTACCACTGCTTTGTAATCTGTTTGTATCAACTACCCGAAGTTGATCTTTTCCGTATGCTCTAACAATTACATTAGTGCTAAACAGGGTCTGTAAACGTTTTCTTAATGACGCCATATATTCTTTTTAATATAAATATAACCAATCAAAGAACCATAGCATTATTTTATCAACCAGGTTAAACTTTCATCCCCATAACCCGTATCCCAATTCCATCCGTTATTTTGTCCATTATTATTTCCGGTATATATAACTGGTGATGTTTTTTGGAATTGAGATAATGCTCGTTTGTTTAAATCAATGCCTTGTTGCCGAAGTTTTAATGCAGTATCTCGTAACCACAATAAAATAGCGAATGACATTACAAGATCATCATTATATCCTTGTTGTGATTGAGCTTTTCCATTTAGCCAAATAAATACCAACAATTCTTGTATAAGTCTACGACTACGTATAATTGGAGTTTTTTCTCGCATATACATTTCTAATGCAGATATCATTAATGGCCTTGTACGAGAAGTTGTTGATACTCCCGGAACCATTTGTGATTTATCTTTCATATCATATCCTTTTTTCAATTGTACATCAGCATCAGTATAACCATCGTCTTTATATGTATAATGTAAATTTGGATATGCTCTGTCTAATATTGGTTGAATTGCTGCCCAACCTATATTTGCATTTTCAACTGCAAGTAAAGCAGTATTCCATTCAGATGCTACTGTAACTAACATGTTACCGAAATCGTTTGGTGGTATTTTGCCTTTATATTCAGCTACCTGTTTAACGCTTTCAATATCGAATATTTGAAAAGTTGAATAATCACCTCCATCTCCACGTGCGACATCGGCAGATACTATATAGTCTCTAGAATAGTCTGGATATTCCCATATCCAATATCCGTGATCAAAACCTCTTTTTTCTATAGGCTCTTCACATTTTGCATCATATTCTAAAAGCAATGGACCATCGACAACAGTATGTCCAGAACTAACGAAATCACAATCACACTCTTGTGCCGCACCACGTTCGCCTAACAGTTTAGTTTGGTCATCACGCCATGATTGATCTCGCTCTGGATGTAATTGCCAATTTAATTTAATTGTATGGAATCCGTTTATATCAGATTCAGCATCAGCCCATGTTTGATGAAACCAGTTACCAACCCCATTAGGAGTAGATAAAACAATTGCAGCCCCACCCGTTGATAATGTTGCTTGTGATGCAATCCAAATTTCTTCAATGTTACGAATAAAGGCCGCCTCATCTACAATTAATAATGATAATGCTTCAGATCGCGCACCGGTAGTAGATGATGATACTGCTTTAATTTGCGAACCATTTTTAAATTTTAAAGACAATTTGTTATCGGCTTCTATAGTACCTTTGAGCCAACTAGGCAAGTTGTCGTGCATCACTCTAACTTTGGTAACTAAGTTTTTTGCTACTTCCTGAGTAGTTGCAATAACCAAAACGTTGAAATCTTCATTGAACAACATGCTCCATAATGCGAAGCCGGCAGACAATGTAGATATACCTAACTGTCTGGATTTCAATATAACATTGTATCGGTTATCACGCAAGTCAGTTAATGATGTTTCCTGAAATGGAAATAAATTAAATTTTATTTTACCTCGCTTAGGATGTTGTATATAACAATAATTACGCATAAAAAACACAGGATCCTTAGCACATAACATGTACTGCTGTTGGATTATCTGTTTTATGTTTGGAGTACTCATTGTTTAAATACTTTTAAAATTAAATTGGTAGTTAGCAATGTACTTACAATACCACCGGTAAAATACAACATCTTATTATCATACCACTTTGGAAGAAATTCTTTTTCTCTTGCAACATATATGTTAATATTAGTTTTTAATAATTCAATTTGCTTTGTCTTGTATGTTAATTCTAATGAATCTAAACTAATTAATCGAGCTTGACTTGCAAGAGAAACCCGTTGTTGTGTGATCAATACATTGTTAACTGAATCAGCTAAACTTAATGAATCAATAGTAAAAGCAACGTCTTGCAATTCTTTGGTAGTAAAGCAGGTATCTGTTACTTGTGAAAAAGCTAGAGTCGGTAATATGAATAATATAACTAATAAATATTTCATTATTTTTGTTTTTTGGTGCGTCTAGTCTTTTTTACAATATGGTCTTTAACCTTAGCAGCTTCAACTGGTTTAACTGTTAATGTTTCTTTAACCTTTTCTGTTTCGGCTATATCTTGTTTTTGAGTTTCAATCTCTTTGGCAATTTCATTTCGTTGAAACGCAACAATTTCGGCTTTACCTTCTAACTTATTAAGTTCAGCATCGTTTTTGATAATTGGTGCTGGAGTTTCAATTGTTTGCTTTTTTCTACCGAAGAAAAATAATATTGCAAATAATGATGTTAATAGCCCTGCTATAAATATGTAAATTGAGTTAATCGATTTTTTCATGTGGATATTCTTTATTTATTTTTTCTATGAATTCTTGTTTATATTTGTCAAAGTCACTTTGTATCGTTTCTTCAAATTCTTCTGGAGTCATCTTTGCTGACCATGTTTCTGTTATACCGTCTGAGTTTGTAACAAATTTAGAAGCTTGTGTGTATATTTCTTTAAGCATTTCAACATCGCGTTCCGCACTTTGCAACCAAGCTAATGCATTTTCTCGCATCTTATTATATGCATACTCATTAAATGTACCTGCTTTTTTTAATTCATGTTCCATTTCAATTGTACAATCAAAACACATTCCATGGATAACTTTCATTTTTTTATCTAAATGGTGTGTTCCCGCACATGTACACGTTTCTTTTCTACAATTAGGAAAAGCTCTTAAATCATCACGAACCCCTTGTAGTACATCAGCATTATTTGTTTTTTTAATACGAAAGCCTTCTCGTTGCTCGATTATATAAATAACGCCAGAAACAGGATCTTTTTCTTCCCATATATCTCCGACGGCATGGCGTTCATTTCTTTTTGCAGCATCTTCAGCATCACTAAATCCAACTATTTTTTTTGTTTGGAATTTATGGGTACCATCCAACATTTGTTGAATAGCTTTGACATTTTGTAACTTTTTAGACATATTAAATTGATTATTTGGTTTCAGGTTCTGGTGCTGGTTCTTCTATTGTTAATTTTTTTATAGCAAAAGATCTTAGCATTTTATAAAAATTACGTTTATCTGCTGGTTCAACATCTTTAAATACAGTGTTTAGTACTTTTGCAATAGTTTTAATTCTAGCAATATTACCTCCTTCATCTGTTAAATGTTTAGTAAATTTGTCAACAGCTATTGCATTTGTTGTTGCTGGATCTACTTCTGCCGCAGGAGCTGCTGCTGGTGGTGCAGTAGCCGGTGCTGCTGGAGCTGGGGCTGCAATTGCAGCTGGATCTTCCATTGGAACTTCAGGTGATGGGGCAGCCATTGATGCGTCAGGAGCTGGTGCAGTTGGCATAGATGCTTCTGGAGCAGGTGCTTCTTCTGGAGCAGGTGCTTCTTCTGGAGCAGGTGCTTCTTCTGGAGCAGGTGCTTCTTCTGGAGGAACATCTCCTTCTGCTTCTCTTAAAACTTTAACAATTTTACGACGAACATATTCTCTAACTACTCGCTCTTGTTGCTCTCTAGTTAAAACTTTCATTTTGTCATCCATTGTTTGTTCAATATCTTTTTCCTCAGCATCTTGTCGTTTCTTTAAAACTTTTGCTGCATGTTTAGTATCATATTCTCCATCTTCGATATCTTTATACAAACGGTCATCTGCATTGTATTTAACATACATATCGCCAGTATCGACTACTTCTTTATCTGTTTTGCGAAGCACATTGCTTTGTTTTTCACCAGCAGACATTGGATTCATTCCACCATCTTTATCATCGCCGGTATAATCCTTTAAATCTTTACGAGATTTATATTTTGTGTTTTCTGGTTTTTTGTATTTACTTTTGTGTTTCTCAGTCATTTTAATTATCCTATTTTTATATAAATATCATCGTGAATATTTTAATACTCCTAAAATTTGATTAACAGGGGCAAATGCTCCGGTTAATTTATAGGTAATGCCTCTGTATGTGAATACAACCCCTTCAGATGGTACTATGGCTTCAAATCCTCCGAGCCGTTGTATACGTCCTAATTCCACCTTTAATTTGTCTAATGTCTTAATATCATTAGTTTGAGCTAATTCTCTAGACAATTGTGCTAATTCTGTTTTAATTTCTTGCACCGCATTACTAGGATTAACTGCTAAAAAGTTTTCTGCATTCTTTAAAACTACCGCACCTAATCGTAAAAATATAGTTTCAAATGGTTCCATATTTTGTTTTTGGTATCGTTTAAAATCCTGTTTATCGAATTCAATAACCCAAGTTAAAAATTCTGGATTTGTAATTTGTTTTTTTAATACGGTGATTGATGTTGACTTATCATTGAATGCCCATCGATATATTAATATGTTTAAAATATCTTGAGGAATTGCATACG